CATCTGTAATACGTAAGGTAAAATGCCGCTTTTCGGAATTGAAATGCAACGCAGGTATAGCGGTTAGTAATCTCGTTTCACGGTCATAACTAACATCCTTAGTCTTTTGTAGTTTCCCTTTGGTCAAACAATCCGAAAAAAACTGTTTCAAACATTTGACCTCTTTCACAGGAAGACTATTGTCTTTTCCATAGGTTTCAGCAAACTCGTGCATTTTCTGACGTTTCACTGTTTTGTCCAATTTGTTCCAAGGTTCGGTTTTATTATGTTGCTTCTCCTTCTCCAACAAATTATCGAGAGAAGATATAGTCATTGTATTTGGGGGGCCAGATTGTGAAACATTGTATCCCGGAATATATGGCGGTTTTTGTTTCGCTACAATAACTGGTTCCGGATCAGGTGTGTTGGATTGTTCGGGAGTTGGCTCTTGTGAAAACATAATATATAGATGTCCTTTTATATACTATACATACCAATGTTTATCCTCTTTTTTTAATATAGTTATCAGATGTATTGGTTGCTAATGTTTTTACGAAATGTCTCCCAATGCAAGTGATCTTGACCTCCATCGGAATACTTAGTCGTCCCGTCTTCAACTGCATACAACGGTACAGTTAAAGCACGGTTACCGAATTTTGTTATATTCCAATCTGCGGGACAATCAAATGGTCCTTTTAATTCTAGAAACTCTCGTGCTTTTTTCTTAGAAAGCATATACATTTGTGCCCCCCAAATATGTTCAGGATAACCATAAAAATCACAGTTGTCCCCTTTGTGTAAATGGGGAAAATTACCATATCCTGGGTTTCGAATCAGGGATACGTCATCTGGATATAAATACCCCATTAACAATATATCACGATTGGATTTTTTACACCCTTCAACAAGAGACGGCAAATCTTTCTTCAAATCCTTATGAATATATATATCATCTTCACAAAATACAGCATATTCGGCATCATCGCGATCGCAAAAACGACGCAACATATCCATTTGTCCTAACATCATGGAATTTGCACGGTTATCATCTTTTACTCCCGGTGAAACAGTTACATCGTCTAATCCAAGAGATTTGAAACGGTTTTCCATTCGTGTAGCACGAGTTGGATTGTTATACGACAAATAATAAATAGGAATATTCATATTATAACATGAATATAACTAACATCTTTATATAATTATACCAACAAAGATTTATCGGTATTGGTTCTTCAATGGTCTAATCGTGAAATATCTTATGCATAACACGGCAATGTATCCAAATTAATTACACCGTTTGTATCTTTGACGTCTTCTTTGGGTAATAAAAATTGTTTAAAATATGGTTCTTCCAATTGTGCATCTGGACTATGGTTATGAACCGTACGTGCAATCATTTTATACAATTTAAAACTTGGGTAACGTTCTTCTCCATTTTTCTTATACAATACATTTTTTCCATTGTCATCCATACACCAGCGTTGAATTGTCTTTTGTAATTCGTCATATTCTTCTTTATTATCATCTTCAATATCCATTAAAAAATCAAAAATTGATGTACCTAGCCGTGATAAATCAAAACTGTTATTAGGATCCAATCTTGGACGTTCTTCGTTCAAAAAGGGTTCGCAATTGTATTGTGTTGCTGCATCACCAGATGGGGAAAAACTATCACTACAAAATACTTTACCTTGAAACTTGTAAATACTGCGACCAAAATCGATGAGTTTGTAAATACGACCATATGTAGGGACTTTGTATGTATTACCCCCATATAGATAGTATAAAAATTCGACTTCGGTATTGACGTACATGACGTTATTAGTGTGCAAATCATTATGGGTGAATTTGAATACACGCTGATAGATGAGGAGGCTCATTATGATTTGAAATAAAGCACTTGCTCCATTTTCCACAGTAATTTCATCGCGAACAAATAATTCATCCAATGTTCCGTCACATTTCTCCATACAAATCATTTGAATCGGAAAATTATTGATAAACCCGTAAATTTCTTCTTCGTCTTCGTCAGATGCTTCATCTGATTCGGCAGATTCATCACAATCAGAACTTTCAGTCTCCCATTCACCATCTTCATCGGAACTATAATTCAAATCACTATCTGCAGATGATTTTGATGTAATAGATCCACTCGCCTTAGGCGACTTTGCATAAATAGTTTCTAATGAACTATTGATTCCGTCGAGACTGTTAATAATTTCATTTTCCAAGATTACACCCTCATTATCATCCAATTCTTCAAAATCAAGACCGATTTCATCCAAATTATCCAACACTAACCTCGCACGATGACGTCTTGAACCACCACCGGGAAATTCACGATTCATAATTGAATTTGGGTCTTCAATACTAAATAATTCACCCACATGATCATTAAAAAAATCTGAATTGCGCAAATATTCTACATCGTCGGTAACACAAACACGAAATTTATTTTGGATACCTAAATAGGATCCATAGTAATCCATTCCATGCACATTTCCATGATGATTGAATAAAACGCTAGACAAATAACTAAAAAAACAATCCACATAAGAGGCATTGTGTATTGATAATATCTTGGAATGAACTGTTTCTTCTGTACTTTCTAACCGGGGCATAGTGCGAATACGTGGATCAGCCACGTTGTATTTACCAATCATATAGCGATATGGGTCCAAGAGAGGTGAAAATTTAACAAAAACTTCCCTTTCTTTGACTTCAGTTGTCTTATGATGTATTATATGTTTTGTATCTTGGACATGATATGGATGATTGAGAGCAATATTATCGAAGTTGCTGGTATTCATATCAAAAAAATTGTGATAAACCGGGTTGTATAATTGAGATTTTTCAATTAAATATGGATTATATAATTGCGGGGTTTCAATCAAATCGGGGTTATGGTGAGATTCTGTATATTGTTTTGCTAAATAATCCAGATTGATCTTTTTGGGCTTACAATAATTTAGATTCATCTTGGACATTAGATATGTATAGGCTGTATGAATAGAAAATCAAGGATGATTTAACGTAAATAAAGGGAACCCAGGTTACCTTTAAATCCCTCCTCCAGGTAAAGCGTCCCAATGAGTGAGGGGGGTATTAGGGGATATGCCCCCTTACAATGAGTGGGGGGTCGTAAGGGGGCGTAGCCACATACAGCGTAGCCACCTACAAATTTTAATCTCATTTGTTGTTTATAGAAAATCCTCTTTATTACCCATGACTTTAGAACTAAAAAAATTCGATATGAGATGGATTACCTTTAAACCCAATGAAAACAAGGGCCCCGTTATTGTGATGATTGGTCGTCGTGATACGGGTAAATCTTTCTTGGTTCGCGATTTATTATTTCACCATCAAGATATTCCTATAGGCACAGTCATTTCCGGAACAGAAGCAGGTAATGGTTTTTATGCGAGTCACGTACCCAAACTATTCATACACGAAGAATATAATAGTATATTAATTGAAAATGTATTGCGACGTCAAAAAGCTGTACTAAAACAAATGAATAAGGAAATTGAAATGTATAAGAAAACAACCATTGATCCACGAACCTTTGTAATTTTAGATGATTGCTTGTATGATCAATCTTGGACAAAAGACAAAATGATGCGTCTTTTATTCATGAATGGCCGTCATTGGAAGGTCATGCTCATAATTACCATGCAATATCCTTTAGGCATACCTCCAAATCTACGTACGAATATTGATTATGTATTTATTTTGCGAGAACCATACCAAACTAATCGTAAGCGCATTTGGGAAAATTATGCATCCATGTTCCCTACACTCGAATCTTTTTGTTCTGTTATGGATCAAACTACAGAAAACTATGAATGTTTGGTCATTAATAACAATGCGAAATCAAACAAATTATATGATCAAATATTTTGGTACAAAGCTGAAACACGACCGGATTTCAAATTGGGTTCTAAAGAATTCTGGGATATTTCCAAAAATATGGGTTCTGATGATGAAGATGAAGCTTATGACCCAAATAAAGGTAAAAAACGTGCTGGGCAACAAATTCAGGTTAAAAAAACTAACTCTAAATGGTAATGAAATTACTGATACAAATTGCAATTTGTGTTTGAACCGCTGCAAAATCATGTAAAATATTATATTTTACATTATTACTTGTGTATTACATTAACTATATTTGAAACGTGAAAATATTTGTTTTTTTTATACTCGGTTTATGTTTAATTTATTACATACGTTATTTCTGATGTGACTGGATCAAATCGTAAGACACCAAACAGGTATCCTCCGCCTACACCAGTAACACCTCTAATGGGATTCACGAAAAAACGACCGGCGTCTGTACTATTCAATGCAGCACCAGTTGCACTTAATATGATGGTATTGTCGTGTTGTTGAGTTTCTCCAGCGTGAGCACCAATGGCTATGGAATGATTACCTTGGCCAGTAAAACCCGCATTTTGACCAATTGCAACGGCTCCAGTACCCTGGTTATGTTTTCCTGCATTCGAACCTAGATGAACTTCTGTTGTACCAACAGACCACGCTAGTAAATTGGAATCCCAATAAATATAATCACTTTGACTTGTGCCTTGTACCGAAATTGAACCTGCTGGACCAGTATCACCAGTAGCACCAGTAGCACCATCAGAACCAATTGTACCATTGAAACCTGTAGGTCCAGTTGCACCAGTATTGGTAGCTGACCCAGGAATACCAGTAGCACCAGTGGCTCCAGTGGCTCCAGTATTGGTAGCTGACCCAGGAATACCAACGGCACCAGTAGCACCAGTAGCACCAGTAGCACCAGTAGCTCCGGTAGCACCAGTAGCACCAGTAGCACCAGTAGCACCAGTGGCTCCAGTAGCACCAGTGGCTCCAGTGGCTCCAGTGGCTCCAGTGGCTCCAGTAGCACCAGTAGCACCAGTAGCACCAGTAGCACCAGTAGCAC